TTTCAGTATGTTGAGAGAGCGTAGTCAGAAGGACTATAGATACTTTCTTGGCATACTGATTGATGAGTTTGGTGATGTGGCATACGATGATGTGACTAGCAAGCAAGCCAAACACGCATATGAAGAATGGGTCAAGCGTGGCATCTCTCTTGCCAATCACGTATGCACAGTTGCATCCATCGTGTATAGGTATGCAATGGAGATGGAATATACAACCATCAATCCCTTTGCCAACATCAAGCGTAAGACACCTAAACAACGCAAGGTTGTATGGTCAGAGGATGACATCAGGAAGTTCCTTGATGTGTGCTACAGTGAGTTTGATTACAGGAGCATAGGTCTGATTGTTCACATGGCGTATGAGTGGTGTCAGAGATTGGGTGATATGCGTATGCTCACATGGGATATGATAGACTTTGATGAGCAGAAGCTGTATCTTGAGCAGAGCAAGCGTAGAGCAGAGGTTACACTGCCTATATCAGATGACCTGTGCGCTATGTTACAGCAACAGCATGATGACTTCGGCTTTCAACAGTATGTTGCACCTCGTCCACGCCCTGCTGGTGGCTCTTATCACCCTTACAGTATAGAGAGACTGTCCAAAGCAGGTAGGCAAGTCATGCGGCTTGCTGGGCTGTCTGAGGAACTACGGCTAATGGATATGCGTAGGACAGGCACAACTGAAATGGTTGAAGCTGGTGTCGGTATGGCACAAATCATGTCGGTTACAGGACATAGTAACCCACAGTCAGTTAAACCATACATGAAAAATACGTATGAGAGTGCAAATTATGCATTGACCACACGTAAAATGCATGATATAAGCATAGACAAATGCCGCACAGGAGAGTGATATATGTATAATAATATATTAAACACTATAAGTGATATAGATATACCTAATGGACAAACAAAGAGAATGAATTGTCCTAATTGTGGTGGCTATAAAACATTTACAGTGACCAATAACATGGGTTCTCTCGTGTGGAATTGTTACAAGGCTTCATGTAATATCAAGGGCGGTACTCGTGTTCATCTATCTGTTGATGATATACGTGCTGGCTTTGGTAATGCTGAAGAGTTCGCATCGCAGGAAACATTCACCCTGCCAGAATACATTGTGCCATATAACTTTGATGTGGCAGAGTGGGCTAGTGAATTGTATGACCTTGACGCAGAAGAGTTAGGTCTTATGTATGATGTGAAAGAACAACGTGTCGTATTTCCAGTAAGGCATGAAGGTAAGATTGTGGATGGCACAGGTCGTGCTATGACACACCGCCTACCTAAGTGGAAGCGATACGGAAATAGTGGCTTGCCATACACTCATGGTTATGGTAAGGTCGCTGTAGTTGTTGAGGACTGTGTGAGTGCTGCAGTTGTAGGTAATGACGTATGGTGTGGGGTTGCCGTGTTGGGTACGTCTTTGTCCGAATCACACAAGAGGTATCTCGCACAGTTCTCAACGGCAGTAATTGCATTAGACCCCGATGCACTGCCAAAGACTCTGGCTATGGCTAAAGAGTTACGAGGTTATGTAGATAATGTTCGTGTCTTACGCTTGACAGATGATTTGAAATATCGTAATCCAACAGACCTACACAACCTAACCCACATAGGAGATTAACAACATGGAACTATCTTTAATACGTAGCCTTATGGACAAGTCGTTCTACGATGACCATCGTGGTTCTAAGTGTCCTGACCGCCTGTTCAGTAAGGATGTACGTAAGATTAAACAGGCAATTGATACAGCAATGGATAGGTATGAACGCACCGTTACACCTGACGAGATTGAGGCACTGTTCATGTCCAACAATCCAACGCTGACTACTGCACAGAAGCAAGCCTTCTCTAGCCTGTTTGCGCAGGTTAAGAAAGAACAGCCAATGGGTAGTGACATAGCACAAGAGGTGTTGTCCAAACTATTCCAGCAGGTAGTTGGCGAGGACGTAGCTAACATTGGCTTTGATATGGTCAATGGTGATGCTACTACACTTGAGACACTACGTAACCTGCTTGAGAGATATGGTGATGACTTCGTGCCTAACCTTAACATTGAGTGGGATGACATCAGCATTGAAACACTGATGGCTAAAGCTGAGTTGGAAGCACGTTGGCAATTCAACTTACCTGCCCTTACACGTAAGGTAGAGGGCGTGAGTGGTGGTCAGCTTATTGAGGTAGGTGCTAGACCTAACACTGGTAAGACATCATTTCATGCCAGCTTGATTGCTGCACCGGGCGGGTTTGCACATCAGGGTGCTACCTGTGTTATCCTATGTAACGAAGAGCCTACCCATCGTGTCGGTGCAAGATACTTGACTGCCGCCACTGGTATGACTGCTCGTGAGATTAAAGATAACATGGGCAAGGCTAAAGCATTGTATGAACCTGTGATGAATAACATCAAGATTAAAGATGCAGGTGGTCGTGATATGCCGTGGGTTGAGTCTGTATGTAAAGCATACAAGCCTGACATACTGGTGCTTGACATGGGTGATAAGTTCGGTGTAGCAGGTAGCTACGCCAGACCAGATGAAGCCTTGAAAGCCTGTGCTATTTATGCTAGACAGTTAGCAAAGACGTATGACTGTGCTGTATTCTATATGTCACAGCTATCAGCAGAGGCAGAAGGACGTACAACACTTAACCAGTCCATGATGGAAGGTTCACGTACAGGTAAGGCAGCAGAGGCTGACCTTATGATACTGATTGGTAAGGCCGCTACAGTAGAAGGGCAGGAAGAAGATAGCCCTATGCGGCATATCAATATCGTTAAGAACAAGCTGAATGGCTGGCATGGTATGGTCAACGTAGAGTTAGACTACAAGACAGCGAGGTATGAAGGATGAAGATAACACTAGACGTAGAGAATGTAGGGCAGAAGAGGGATGGTAAATTACACCTTGACCCCTTTGAGCCAGACAACTCTCTCACTATGGTCGGTATGCTTACCGATACTGGTGAAGAAAGACTGGTCACATTTGACCATCAGGACTGTCCACCTACACCAAACGGACACGCATTGGTACAGGAATGGCTAGACAAAGCTACTGTCCTTATCATGCACAATGCAGCACACGACTTATTGTGGTTGTGGGAGTCAGGCTTTACATACACTGGCCCTGTCTTTGACACCATGCTTGCAGAGTACGTGTTACAACGTGGTATCAAAGAGCCACTGTCTCTTGAGGCTTGTGCTGAACGCTACGAGTTGGACACACAGAAGCAGGATAGCTTGAAGGAACACCTAGCCAAAGGTGGTACAGCATACAACATGGAATACAATAAGCTGGCAGAGTACCTGTCTGCTGACATCCATGCTACACAGGAGTTATCCAACAAGCAGATGTACAGACTTAACCTACCGGATGATGCTGGTCTTATGAACAGTGTCGTGCTTACTAACGAAGTATGTGTCACACTGGCACGTATGTATCAGCGTGGGTTTACTGTAGATATGAAAGCACTACAGGAAGTACATGACGAGTTCTTGCAAGAGAAGGAGACATTGATACATGAGTTACAAGCACACGTTAGGAATCTTATGGGCGATAGCCCTATCAATCTTAATAGTCCAGAGCAGTTATCTTGGGTAATCTATGGACGTAAGATTATTGATAAGCAGTATTGGGGTAATGCTATTGACCCTTACATGGGTGATGCAGACTTCCGCAGCCTGATTGCAGGTGGCACGGAACGTGTGTACAAGACTAAGGCAGAGCAGTGTTCCCCTTGTACTGGCACTGGATACATTAGAAAGGTAAAGAAAGATGGAACACCATTTGCTAAACCAAATAAATGTTCACATTGTGGTGGGTCTGGTTATTTGTTTGTACCTACTAAAGACTTGGCTGGACTGAAGTTCAAACCACCAAGTGCTAAGTGGGCAAGTGCCAATGGCTTCAGTACAAGCAAGCAGAACCTTGAGATACTTGAGGGTGCTGCTCGTGGCAAGGGCATGGATGCTGCTGTAGACTTCTTGTCTAAGGTACGCAGACTATCTGCTGTAGATACGTATCTCTCGTCATTCGTTGAGGGCATACGTATGTTCACTAAGCCTGATGGCAAGCTGCACGTAAGATTACTACAGCATCGCACATCAACAGGCAGGTTCAGTGGGGCTGACCCCAATATGCAGAATATGCCAAGAGGCGGTACGTTCCCTGTTAAGAAGGTGTTCGTATCTAGGTTCAATGGTGGCAAGATACTTGAGGCTGACATGGCACAGCTAGAGTTTCGCACTGCCGCATATTTATCACAGGATGGAGTAGCAATTGAAGAAGTATCTACTGGGTTTGATGTACACTCATATACCGCTAAAGTTATTACTGATGCTGGTCAACCTACGACTAGACAGGATGCGAAAGCGCATACGTTTGCGCCACTCTATGGAGCAACAGGCTTTGGCAGAACACCAGCGGAAGCAGAGTACTACACACACTTCAACGACAAATACAAAGGAGTGTCAGAGTGGCACTCAAGACTAGCAAAGGAAGCTATCAACACACGTAAGATTACTACACCATCTGGTCGTGAGTTTGCTTTCCCGGATGTAGTTCGTAAACACAATGGCAGGGTATCACACTTTACACAGATAAAGAATTACCCTGTGCAGTCATTCGCTACTGCAGACATTGTGCCTATCGCACTACTTCATATTGATAAACTACTTGACGGTATGCAGTCATGTGTGGTAAATACTGTACATGACAGTATCGTGATTGATGTACACCCTGATGAAGAAAGGCAGGTCATTGACATAATCAATCAAACAAACAATGAGTTACCTGATTTGATTAAACTAAGATGGGGTATTGACTTTAATGTACCACTTCTGCTAGAGTCAAAGATAGGTGATAATTGGCTTGACACCAAAGATGTTATCTGATATAACTATGAAACTTGAAAACTGTATAAGGAGATAAATACATGACACAAATCACAACTATTGATACCAACAACTTCGCAGCAATGGCAGCCGCTATGGGCATTGATGCTGAAGGGGGTTCTTCAAAGAAGCAGTCCAGCACACTGGCTCGTCTTCGCATTAACCATTCACCTATCTTGGGGTCTGATAAGATTCTAGTGAAGGGTGGTACATATAAGCTGGACATCCCTGATGGGCCTACCTATTACGGTACGTCAATCAAGATGCGTCCTTACCTGCAACGCTTCATGTACAAGAAGTTTGTTATGGGTAGTGGCGGTAATCCTAATCGTTACGTTAAGACTGTGATGGCTAACAACCTGAACATTGACCTGAAGGATAACGATGGCGGCTTTAACTGTGGTAAACCTGCTGGTTATATCGCTGACTTCAAGTCACTGCCAGATAAGACACAGGAACTAATCAAGCAGATTAAACGTGTCCGTGTTGTGCTGGGTACAGTTGAACTGGTTGATGCTGTGGATGCCAATGGCAATCCTGCTGAAGTACCTGAGACTGCTTTCATCTGGGAGATTGAGAACCGTGATGCATACAAGGATGTGGGTCAGCTATTCACCAAGTTGAATAAGATGAAGCGTTATCCTGTGCAGCACATCATGACTGGTAACACACAGGAGCGTAAGCTACCTAATGGTAACAGCTTCTACCTGCCTATCATGTCTCTGGACTTGACTAACACTCTTGACCTTACAGACAAAGAGCAAGAAACCTTTGGAGACTTCATGTCATGGGTAGAGAACTATAACGAGTACATCATCAATGCTTATGCAGAGAAGGCTACCAGCAAGGCTGATGCTGAACTGGATGAGTTAGAGATTGATGGCGTTGTAGACGTTGATATTGATGATGAAGTAGAGGTAGCATAATGAACCACCCTGCTGAAATGGCGTTGTATCAGTACATGGAGAGTGCTGTCAAAGGTACTACCACCATGTCCGATGATACTATCCAGCAAGTTGCACAGGATGTATCGGATGCACTAAAGCGTCAGTTCGGTGGGGGCAACAAGCGTGATGGGTTTGGCTTACGTATGTCTAACATAGGTAGGCCATCCTGTCAGCTTTGGTTTGAGAAGAACAAGCCAGAGACAGCGTTGCCTCGCCCTACAACATTCGTAATGAACATGATGCTTGGCGATATCGTAGAAGCAGTGTTCAAAGGTTTACTTAAAGAAGCAGGAGTGGAATATGAAGATAGCAAAAAGGTTACTCTGGAGTTGCCTGACCATTCTATTTCTGGGACATATGATATTGTCATTCGGGATGCAGTTGATGATATTAAATCGGCTTCCGACTGGTCATACAGAAACAAGTTTGAGTCCTATGAAACTCTTGCCAGCGGTGACAGCTTTGGTTATGTCGGACAGCTTGCAGGATACGCAGCAGCATCAGGAAAGAAAGTTGGCGGCTGGTGGGTTGTAAACAAAGCCAACGGTGACTTCAAGTATGTGCCAGCAGAAGGACTGGACGTAGACAAGGAGTTAGCAAACATTGAGGAGAACATTGACAGGGCATTGCAAGATGACTTGGTACGATGCTTTGAACCAGAGAAGGAAACATTCAATGGTAAAGAGACAGGCAATCTGGTATTGAATAAGAACTGCACGTTCTGTTCATACAGACATACCTGTTGGCCTGACATGAAAGAGTTACCTGCCGTTAAGTCTAAGGCACGTGACCCTAAGATTGTTTCCTACATTAAACTAGCAGAGGAATACGATGCCGCCTAACTTCAAACAGTTTAAGGCAGCACGTAAGTATGGGTATCGGTCTGGCTTAGAGGTCAAGATATCAGACTATCTTAAAGAACTAAAGGTTGACTTTGGTTACGAATGTATTAAGATAGAATGGGAAGACCTAGCCTACCGTACCTATACACCAGACTTCGTGCTTCCAAACGGAATTATCATTGAGACAAAAGGAATGTTCACTGCCGCAGACAGGCGCAAACATCTAGCCATCAAACGGCAACATCCTAATCTTGATATACGATTTGTCTTTGAGAACAGCAGACGTAAGCTACGTAAAGGTGCTAAGTCTACATACGGTGAGTGGTGTGATAAGTATGGCTTTAGATGCTATGACCGTATCATACCAGAAGACTGGCTGAAAGAGAAAGGCAAGAACAAACATCCCAAGTTTATTAGCTTCGGTGGTGGTAAGATTAAAAGGAGATAGTGAACATGGATGACCAAGAATTGATGAAGATGCACGAAGATGATTTCGTTATTCGTATCAGGCCGTATAAAGATACTCAGGGTTCATGGAATGGGGAGATAGATATTGCCCTGATAACACAACCTGAGAACTCGTTTGATGATGAAGACTATGGACAGCTTATGCACTTCTGTAAGATGTTAGCTTCCACTGTACCAATCATGGAAAGTAATGAGACGCTACGTGAATTAGTTCATGAATACGTACTTAAATATGTTGACAATGAACCTGAATACATGGTAGAACTTGAGGAGAGTCCAAAGGTTGTGGACAGGGATGATAATATTATCACCATTGATTTTGGTACGAAGACAAAAGGGAGTGCGTGATGACAAGCTATATGAATATTATGAAACAGCTAGACGAAGAGTATGAGAAAGCGGGTAAGGAAGCATATGGTGGGGTGGATATGGTCAACAGTCCACCTCACTACAACGAGGCTGGTATTGAATGTATTGATGCCATTGCTGCAGCACTTGGTGATGGGTTTGAGTTCTACTTACAAGGCAACATCATGAAGTATCTGTGGCGTTACCGTTATAAGAATGGTACAGAAGACCTGAAGAAAGCACGATGGTATCTGGACAAACTGACAACGGAAGTAGAGGGCTACTACGATGATAAGAGTTAAGATGTTTATCACAATGGATGTAGACCCCGAAGAGTATCCAGTGCCAGCAGATGAGAATGTGGCAGAGGAATTAGAGGAAGGTGTACAGGAATACTTCTATGATATAGAAGGTGTACGTATTAAAAACATAAGAACACTACAGGAGTGACCCTATGAGCATTAGTAATTATTTACCTACAGACTACCAGAACTTCATAGCACTGTCTCGCTACGCAAGGTGGAAAGAAGATGACCAAAGGCGTGAGTCTTGGCCTGAGACAG